GTTGATGACCGCCGAGTTGCGGCCCGATTCGGTCATCAACTACAGGTCGTTCTGCAAGGTATTGAGGGAGTGGATTGACGAGGTGTGCCCCAAGGCGCAGTGTTCGGCGTTCAACAAAGTGCTGGCTGTGAGGTTTATGGACTACATCGCCAACGAGAAGGGACTGTCGGGCAGGTCGTACAACAACCGCCTGAAGCAGGCGCGAGCCTTTTTCTCATGGGCTGTGGAGAAGTGCTACACGAAGGAGAATCCCTTCGCTTCGATGAAGACGAAGCGCGAGGATCCAAAGCAGCGTGTCCTCATCCCGGCTGACACCAGGACCAGGATAGCGGATTACTTCAACAAGAGGAATCCGAACTACCTTGTGCTGTGTCAGCTTGTGTTCAATTCGTTGGTCAGGCCAAAGGAAGTGTGGCGGCTGAAGATTTCCGACATCCACATTGACGACGGTTATATCGTCGTCACGGAGGAAGAGTCGAAGACGCACTACCGCCGTATCGCCACACTCACGCCTAGGCTCCGCGACGACATCAGTATGATGATCGAGGGAGCGAAGCCGTCGATGTATCTCTTTGGCCATGGCTACAAGCCCAACGCCAAGCCCATCCGATACCAGAACTTCCGTATCGATTGGGCCAACATGCGCACCGAATTGGGCTTGCCTGACACGATGCAACTCTACAGCCTTCGCGACACGGGAATCAATGAGATGCTCAAAGCCGGCATCGACCCGCTCACGGTCATGCAGCATGCCGACCATCACGACCTGTCGATGACCACCCGCTATGCCAATCATGTCGACCCTAAACTGGTGGAGACCATCAGCACGAAGGCACCTAAGTTCTAATCCCAAATTCAAGTCACATGATCAAAAAGATTCGTTACCGCCTGGTGTGGAACCGGAGCGGATGCCTCAACCAAAGGGGCGAGGGCCTTGTGCAGATCGAGGCCGAACAGCAAGGTCGAAAAGCCTACTTTTCGACGCACACCTACCTGAAGCCCGAGCAGTTCGCCCGAGGCTGTGTGGTGAACACCGATTTGGCCGATGGTCTCAACTATGCGCTTTACTCTATGATTCGCGAAGTCGAGGATGTCGAACTTGAGTATATCAAAAAAGGTGTCGAAGTCACCTTGCCGATACTCAAGGAAGCCGTAAAGGCGCATTTGTCGCCTTCGGCAAAGCTGATCGACTTCGGGCTCGAAGTCATCAACGCCAGCGAGCGCAACGAGGTGACCAAGAAGAACTATCGCACGTTGTTTAACAACCTGGAGCGTTTCAGGGCCGGAGTGCGTGTCACCGAGATCGACTATCAGTATGTCGTCAGCTACGATCGCTGGCTTCGTTCACTGAACATTTCGCACAACACCAGGATCAGCCGCCTGCGTCTGCTGAGGGCTGTGTTGAACGAGGCGAAAAATCGCGACATCATCAGCTTCAATCCATTTGACAGGTTCAGAATCCAACAGATGGTGTCGAAGAAGGGTTATATCACCAAGGAACAGCTGCAGCAATTAGAGTCCATGAGGCTTAATGGGTACGATGATATCGTCCGCGACGCATTCTTGGTCGGATGTTATTGCGGCTTGCGCTTCAGCGACATCACAGCCTTGCGTCAGCAGCACATCAAGGATGGCTGGCTGACCATAGCGATGCAGAAGACCAAGTTCACTGTCGAAATTCCCATCGGAACTCTTTTCGGAGGAAAGATGATGACCTTAGTAGGCAAGTACGGTGGCGACATCGGCAAACTAACAAAAAAGCTTGGACCTAACGCTTCGGTCAACAGGGCGCTTCGTCCTATACTTGACTCCATAGGTGCTGATTCCAAAATCACTTTCCATTCCAGTCGCCACACCTTTGCTACCCTTATAGGCCAACAAGGCGTTGACCTGGCCACCATATCGAAACTGCTCGGGCATCAGAAGCTGCAGACCACGGAAATCTATCGTGAGGTCGACCGACGCAGTATCGAGATTGAGGTTTCAAAGGTGAAATAAGGCTTTTATCCAACTTGTTTCAACCTTCTTGGTCGTCCTAAAACGGCCAAGCGCACTCTTATTGACTGTACCGAATATGATGGTATCGCGCGCGCGAAGGGTGGAATTTCGGACATTAGGAAAAGTTTGGGAACAATTACTTCAGAAGTCATCAAAAACAAATACGCAACAACCGTTGTTTCAGGTCGTTGCGTATCGTTTTCAATAGACAATTCCAGTCGATTGTTTGCCTAATCTTGCATATATAGTGCAAGAATAGGCAAATTTCGACTTACGAAGGCGATGAGTTTCCGGCAGGATTCCAGATCACCAAATTCCCACTGTTGTCGAGTCCGGCCACTTGGGTGTACAGCTTGCCTTTCGCGAAGTTGATGGTCACGTGGCCGTTGCTTCCAACGCTGTTGAGGATTTGTGCATATTGCACATAACCTGAATCAGTGCCAGTTACATCGCAGTTTCCAGCTCCATCAAACACGGTGACATAGCGGATATTGTTCCCAAACGTCATGTCGTAATTATCGTTCCCAAACGACAGACCGCCATTGTAGTTCCCAAACGACAGATTGGAATTGAAGTTCCCAAACGTCATGTCGTAGTTTTCGTTCCCAAACGACAGATTGGAATTGAAGTTCCCAAACGATAGGCCAAAATTGCCGTTCCCAAACGTCATGTCGTAATTATCGTTCCCAAACGTCATGTCGTAGTTTTCGTTCCCAAACGATAGGCCAAAATTGCCGTTCCCAAACGACATCATGGAACACCACGTTCCGAATTTGATCATATAGCTGTTCGCTCCAATTTCATTGGAAACGCAGCCAAAACAATACTCTCCACCAGCATCCTCAAAGGTGTTGATGAACATGTTGAAAGGCAGGTAAAGCTTCAAAGAGCCTGATTCACCATCCCTGTTTTTGGCCAACGATTTCGAGTCCGTTTTCATTGAAACGCCCTTCACGCCTCTTGTGTTGATTGATGACAACGGCCCCGTGCCAGGATCGTCACCGCCACCGCCTTCGTAGGCTACAGGCATATAGCATTCCTTGATAACGTTTCCGGTCACTCCCATATACATTCCTTCTCCATTGTCCATCGTTTGGCAAACAATGGTCGCATCTTGGATCACTCCATCTTCGGTCACCCAAGTGAAGGTGTAGCAGTAACCCACTTCGCCGTCACGAGTTGCTCCTTTTGGACCCGGATCTGGTTCTGGACCTGGATCTGGACTGGGCGAAACCCCGCTGTTGGCGAAGAGGATGTTCTTGAAGTCATAGCCGCATTCGTTGGACCACTCGTCTTTCATGTAGAAGACAACGCCTTTGCCGTTTTCGGCATCGGCCCATGCGAAGCGGTTGGTGTCGTTTGTGACGCAATACTTCAGCACCCATGCTTCGAGATCGCAGTCCTGGAAATAGGTGTCGCCCTCGTGATGGGCCGCGAAGGCGTTTTCGTTGAGGCGGCTGGCGTCGTCGGCACGAACGATGATATCGAATGCGTGTCCGGCGCTTTGGGTGCCGTCCTGAGTGGTGGTGCATTGGTAGTCCGTGATTCGGTACCAGGTGCCAGGTGTAAGTTGGCCGCCGTTAGCGAGTGCCAACAGTTCAGAATAGGTGATCGATACGGCGAGTTTCGCGGCTTCACCGCCGCCGCCTCCTCCACCGCCGGACCCACCTTGCTCGTTCAATCTTGCGTTGATTCCATCCATCTTTAGTTCCTTTCTAATAGTTTAACATTGTTGAAATTGATCATAGCTGCAGTGATGCTGGTGGCAGAAATACGGATTTTGTCACCGATATAGCATGCAAATGGGAAGATGCAAACTCCGTCTTTGAATGCCACTTCATGGGGGATCTGAGCGTAGTGCTTGCCGTCTACGCTCACCTCGGCCACGATATCTCCACTTCCTTCGAGGTGGATTCTGGCGTTGGCCGACTTTGCTTCGAAACGGATCGTATTGCCGTTTTCGATGTTCAGTTTTTCGACTTTGTTCGATGAATTCATGATAGTAAGTTTTAGTCTATTGTTTCTTCAGTTTCTTCTCTATAAGGTGCGTTTTTCTTTTTGCCGCCAACTTCAATTGACGTGTTGCCACGCTGGAAGCGGGCGGTGGCGCCTTTCTCGATGTATTCCGGCAGTTTTGTCAGGAAGGTTAGCAATGCTGCAGCTCCGGTTATCTCGGCTATGAACGCTAGTACACTCCTGTCGATCACGGCTGTAGGAGGAATGCAGAAAGCCGCAATGCCTAGTCCGATAGAGACTATCATTGCCAGGTGAACGTACCAATCAACCACTTTAAGGAATCTTGCCATGTCTTATGTAGTTTGAGTTGGATAATACTTGATTTCCAGCAATTCGATGCTCTCATTTTGAGTCGCGAAGCTGATCGAGTCGTTGGCTTGCTTGTTTATGACGGTAGGATTGTCTTCGCTTCCCGGCGAAAAACTTCCCGCTGCCGTTTGGCTGCCGTTGAGGAAGTAATAGACAGGAGGCTCTCCAACGCTTTTCAATGTACGGTTGTCATTCACATAGATCGTTGAGGCAGGAATTATAAGTTCGTTGGTCTCAAATCCACCATGTCCGTCATCCTGCATCACGGCCGTTTGTTTCGCTCTTACGTCATCGAAGGCTTCAGCCTGTTCGGCGACGCTTTGGTGAAGCATCCGGTCGACAGCTCGCTCGGTGTCTGAAATTACGTTGACGGTCTCGTCAAGGATGTAGCCAAACGAGGCTTGCGAAAGCTGCCCGTGGTCGCTCATGCTGACGTCTGATTGGTCGACCACGATGGAATAGTAGTCCAGCGCAGCGGGGTCATACTTCTGTGCACCTTGCTTGTTGGTAAGCAACTCATATATCCAGTTACGATACTGCGTCGGCACCATTCCGGTGTTTTGGTTCCAGCGGCGTTTGTCGTCGGTGTCGTCCAAAGCTCGGTAATGATCGGAAAATCGCCCGATGTTGTGTGCCGTGTTTGGCTGCAGCACATTCTCCCCCTGGCATATCAGTGTGTCGATGCCGCCAAGAGCGTTTACGAAGAGGAAGTATTTCTCCATTCCTGTCCGTTCTTCATAGATGTATCTTTGGCAAGCCACTTCCTGTTGCTTGCTGTTGACGAGGATAAGGTCGTAGAAGCCCTGCAGCTGGCTTGGCGATGTCACATTGGCCATTTGAATGAGTCGGCTGTATCGCACGTTGGCACTGAACACGCCCGCATCCGTTGCGCTTCTCACCGTGGTTTCAATCGATTCGCCGTTTTTCCGATAGAACCTGGCAATCAGGTCGCATCCCGATCCGTAGTCAATCCAGGTAAGCCATTCGGGTGACTCGTAGTTCGTCACCTTCTCAATCGGTTGGTTGGTGAGGAAGTTGGCCATGCTCCACGACTGGAACGATTGCGACGACTTCAGCTTGGCGTTTGCGACATACCATCTGAGGCTATTCGTGTTGATCGCGCCCGAATCGCTTCCGCTAATTAACAGATGAAAGTATCCGGCACCTGGCGATTGGTCCAGTTCGGTGCTGTCGTTGGTCGGGATCACGGTGCTGAGGTAGGCGCCATAAAGTTCACCGAAGTCGATATCAATCTCTCCGTTGAAGTCAGGAGAGTAACTTCCGGTGAAGACGATGTCGGCATCGTTCCATTGGGCGTTGTCACGATCGTCGTATGGCCAGTATTTGAGTTGCACAGTGATATTCTCTGTCGCTTCAATCAACAGATGCGGCACGGTGTTTTTGGCGTACATGGCGTGCAGCGTTGGTCGCTGTGTCTGTGATATGATTACACTCATGATGGTTGCAAAGGTATATGTGGTTTTTGCGGTGGTAGTGACAATTTATGCTCGTTCTGCGACAAAGATGCAGTGACAGTTGAACAGGGTCTGCGTGTCTGAAAGGTTGGCCCTTTGTTCTCCTGATTGCGGATTTGATGTGTCTTTGTATATGACAAAACCGTTGACGGTGACCACCACATCATGGTTCCCTATGTCGATAGTTTGGCCTTCGTATAGCGGAAGTCCGAGATACTGCGACCCGCTGGAACCAGAGATGGTTATCGAAGAATCCGTCATTTCGTCGTATGACACGGCGTAGGTCGGATGTGTGTTCTCAAAATCCACCACCGTATTATCCCAAAGGTCTTCGATAACGTTCGGCGAGCCACCGGAGAATTTCAATACCCATTTCAGCCCGGTCCCTGCCGAAGGTGTGATGGGTGTGTCGGCGATGCCGTCCACATACTTTTTCACCAGGATCATCTCCACGTCAGTCAGGCCGAATCGGTCGTTCAATGGAGCAGATGCCGACACAGGCATCAGGTTTTGACCGGCAAAGAATTTCGGACGGCTCATGTCCATACCGAGGAACGTACCGAGGTCGTACAACACCCTTCCTGTCAGACGAACGGGGTAGTTGAGGATGAGCTCGTTGTAGTTTTTCCAGAAGCGTTCATACAATCCGTAGTTCGTCAGGTTCAATGCAAGGTCGGTCCCGGAATTGGTCTTATGTGGGATATAGTCCTGAGTCGTTCCGGTGGTTAGATAGTGGAAATTGGCGCTGAAGGCTTTTTGGCAGAGGATGATTTCCTGCTTGTCGTCTTCCTTGTTTCCGTTATATGATGTATGGAAGTGCAGGCGTTCGCCGATGAACGGCACCACATCACGGGTTTGCATAGGCTTCACGAGGCCGCACAGCATCAGCGGCATCACATCCGACTGGCTGAAGGCTTCCGTGTCGTCGCTGTTGGCTCGGTCATACACGAAATGGTTGCTTCCAAGCGGCTCTTTCACTTGGTTGCCGGTGCTTAAGTCTCTTGTCAAGGCGTAGAATTGGCCAGTGGCTTTGCGAAGCACAAGGCAGTCATTATATGTCTGAGCAACCCATTGATCCTCGTTTGCTTCCACATAACCGCCATATTTTTCGACGAGTTTGTCGAAACTGTCGGCTGCCGGTGTCGTGCCTTCGAGGCTGTTTGTTGGGGTAAGCACGATGCGTTTCGAAGGGTTGAGTTGCACCTTGAAGTCGCCTTCCACCTTGTCGGAGAGGTCCATATCGGGCGTGGATGACAGCATGTCTTCCATCAGCACGATCTTGGCCGTCTTGGTCTCAGAGTTAACCACTGGTTGCGCGTGGAACTTTGCCAGCAGCCACGAAAGAAAGTCGCTGAGGGTGCAGCTCGGTACAAGGTCGCTGTACAACAGAATTGGGCGCACAAGGGCATCAGAGCAGTTATGCACGATGACTAGGTTGGCCAGAATGTTGTCGCCTGTCGTGTCATCGAAACAGTTTTCAGTGACCGTGTAGCCCAGGCACTCGAATAGTCGGTGAAGCAGGCGATGAAGTTTCAGGAATGGAGCGATGCCGTAGCCTTCAGGTACGTACATAATCACATCTCCTTCGTGGGTGGTTCGTGCAGCCCATACCAACTGGTTGAGATAGTCAACCTCGTTATTGTATTGGTAAATCTTATTCTTCACTCCCTGTATTTCTTGCTCATACGGTGCAATGGCCACCGGGAAGATTGTGAAGTCTTTTGTATCGTCGCCCTCGTAGCAGTCCTGCATGATATCCATTGCGGCTTCCACGCTACCGAAGGTTATCTTCGACACACCTTCCGAGTCGGCTTCCTCGAAGATCTGTTTAAGGGTTTTATCCTTTGCTTTCACATACAGGTCGCTGCTGTCGATGGCTAGCGATGCGTCAATGCCTTCGAGGCGGTGTTCGGTGTCTATCACCAACTTGCCGCGTTTTTGCACAGGACCCACCTGTAAGATGGCATCCACCTTGTTTATATATCTTTCAGCTCGATCGATGCGTTCGCGATGTTCGAGCGTGGCCAGGTTGTGAGGCGACGATGGCAGCGTGGCTGGGATGGTGCTGTCGCCCTGGTCGCTCAGGAGCGGATTTGTCCGCTCCATCATAAGCGAAAAGCCTTCAGGGAGATCGAGTAGCCCTATTTCGGTAATGAGTTTCATCGCGTAGTTTGGTTTTTGAAGGTGTCGTGTTTTTTCTTGGCCATCATGATATCTCCATATTTCACGAATAGTCCGTTTTCGGCGCAATAGCGCATGATGGAGTTGAACTCTCGCATGGCCTGCCAGTCTACGTTGCTCACATCCATCGATGGCAAGCTCGCCGATGAAGTTGGAGAGGTGAAGCCGCCATCTGCGAAACCACGACTCACCGATCCCGAGCGGCCATGGCTTCCCGAGCGGCGGTAGCGTTCCAGGTTTGCGATTTCCACGGGGTGTTTCCTCACAATCCAGTTAGGGATAACATACTCCGGGCCCTTCTCTCCTACTGTCGTCAGTGTGGTATGGTCTTCGGTGTATCCACCCTCGGCATAGCCGGTCAAGGTGCGCTTTCCGGTGTTGGTCGATGCTGACGACCCACTGCTGTTCACGCTGGCATTCTTGATGGCGTCGCGTTGCGCGATGATGGTGGCTACCTGGGCCGCCGTCGTTGCCGCAATGATGGCCGCGTAGATGCTGCCCAGCACGGGGTTGCCCTTGGCAGCCGTGTAAGCCTGTATTGCCCCCAACGCGCCCGCCGACACCGCCTGCGCAATTTGGATCACCATGTCCACGTCGGCGTACTTCTTTTGCATGTCGAGCTTCTTTTGCTCATATTCCGCTTCAATCTTTTCGCGCTCCTCGGCGTTGTCTCCGGCGGCGGTCAGTTGCGCCTGATATTGGGCTTCGAGTTGGGCCGTCTCGGCTTCCCTGATGGCGGCCACGAGGTTCGAGGCTTGGTTGGCGATTTGGCTGGTCTGCTCGGTGTACTTTTCGAGATACTTGACTTTGGTCTTGAAGACAAGCTTCTCGTAGGTCTCTTCAGAAAGGAGTTTGTTTTGGTGCAGCTTCTCCAGCCACATCATCTCCGTTTCGTATTCTTTCGAGAGCGACTGGTCTTCGAGTTGTGCGACAATCTTATCGCGTTGGCTATAGATCTTATCCCAGAACTCTTCGTTCGCCTTGGGGTCGGCAATGGATGGGTCATTCAACCTGTCAGAGTAGTCGAATCTGTCTTGCCATTCTTGTTCATACTTGGCGAGCTCCATTTGTTCCGCAATTCTTTCGCGGATCTGCTTCTGGAGGTCGATTTGTTTGTCGATTTCTTTAGAAGCATTGCCAGTTGGATTGGTAGTCGGTTTGATAGTTTTATTTGAACTGATTACCACCAGGTCTTTTCCTGCTTCGTTAATCATATCAATAATCACCTTCTCTTCTGCTTGTAAATCCCTTAACTGCTGGAAATGGTCTACACCACCCTCTTCGACAAACATATTCCTTCTCAACCTACCAAACTCATCCATCGAGTTGATGATTTGGTGCCATTCGCCAGTGGCATCCTTGTATATCTGAGGCACATTCTCCTCCATCCATTGTTTCACTTCCCACTGCTTGTTGGCATTTTCAGCAAGTTTCTGCTGCATGGCCTGAGTTTTGGCCATCTTGATCATACTATTTACGTAATTATCAAGTGCGCCAACATTATTGTTAATCAGTTCTCCTTCCTTGGTGAGACTTGCATGATAATCAGGTACAATCGTTTTGAGTTCTTTCAATGCTGCATTCCTGTTTTCATAGGTCGTGTTTGCATCTTCTACGATTTTTCGTAATGCCTGAACACGTCCGGCTTCGTCACTTGTCACTTCAGATATCTCTTTTTGTAGATCCAATTGAAATTTCTCCAACTTGGTCAGTTCTTTTGTTTCCTTCGTGAGATGCATAATGGAAATGACAAGTGCGGACACGGCAGCAGCAACCAACCCAAAGACAGTTGTTTTCATAACAGCGCTCATTGCAGCCCATGCAGCCGTAGCCGCTTGGATGTTGCCCGTAAGCAATGCTGTTGCTGCCGCGAGGCCCAATTTTGCGGCTTTCATGGTCGCGGTCCATGTCACCACAAGCTTTTGCCAAATCACCTGAGCTTTGAATGCGATTGTCAGAAGAGTTACTGTTATGACAACTGCCTTTATTTCCTTCCCGTATGTGGCCAATGCCTTAATCAAATAAGTGACAAGTTTTGTAGACTTCAGCATAATTGGATTAAGGCTTTGTCCAAGGGCAATGCTTGCATTTTTGAATTCTTTCCGGGCTTTATCCAACTGAGCGTTCAAGTTGTTGTTTTTAACCAGGTATTCATCAGTGACGGATGTTGCCTTTGAGAACTCTTGATTGGCCAAAGCTTGGGCGTCGGTAACGGCATCTATGTTCGTCGCCATGGCAGCCAACACGCTGACGGCGCGAGCGCCATCCAATCCCATTTCCTTGAAGATGGGCACGAGCGATGCGAAACCATCCTGGTCTTTCAGGGCCTTCAGAATGGTGATGATGGCTTGGTTGGCATCGTTCTGCAAAAGGTCGGTGAACGCTTTCACCTCCATGTTGGCGTATTCGGCAAACTTGGCAGGATCCTCGTAGAGCTTCATTACGAACTTTTGGAACGCAGTGGCCGCCATCTCCACTTTCATGGCCGACTGGTCCAATCCGGAGGCGAAGCCGATGATGTTGGCTGCAGAGATCTTGGTTTGTGCAGCCACACCAGCGAGCCTCTGAGTGAAGTCAACCAGGTAAGCTTCGCTTGCTGTTGACGCCTGGCCAACGGCGTTGATGGACGAAGCAATGCTGAGTAGCGCTTTTTCAATGCCCATCGACGAGGTATAGCCAAGCACATCGGCAATCTTGCCTAGGTTACGGATGGCTCCCTCACCTAAATCCTCACCCAAGGCGACTTGGATCTGGTCGGCAGCACGTACAAATCCAAGGATATTATCCTTGCCTTGGATGCCAAGCTTGCCGGCATCACGTGCCAGGAGCAGCAGCTGTTCACGGCTGGTGCGGGTGTCGATTTTCATCAGTTCCTCGTCGAGACCTTCCACCTCTTCATGGAGCAAGCCAGTCGTCTTCATCACGTCGCTATACACATCGTCGAGTTTGGCGGCTTCTTCGGCAGCCTTACGGAAAGCCATCGATAGGCCCGTTATGGCGGCAACGCCAGCCGTAGCCATGCCGAAGTACTTGTTGAAACCGTCTGCCAGGCCTTTCAGCGAAAGAGTGGCGCGCTTTTCCTCCGTCACTACAGACTTGAACGAGGCTTCGAGCGACTTGATGCGTGAATTGACCTGCTGCAGCTGCTTCGATTTGTCGATGAACTGCTGTGTGCCAGGCACAAGTTGTCCAAGCTGCTTTCTCAGTTGCGACGCTGCCGACTTCAATTCATTGAGGCTTTTTGAGTTGAGGGTCTTCATCATGTCTGAGAAGTCCTTCATCTCCTTCTTCGCCACAATGAATTGTTTGCGTAGCTGGCTGGCATTCTTCGACATTTTGTCGCCGAGAGCCTTGTCACCAGCCTTGTAAGCGTCGGTGGCGGCGCGCTCATAGTGTTCTATTTCCGTTTCGAGTCTCTTCAGCTCGTTGCGGGCGGCTTGACCGTTGAGGGTCACTATTACTTCAGCTTCAGTGGTATTCTTAGCCATGTCTTTTTGATTTTCAGATTCTCATTCTTTCGATGCTTTGCACCATCTCTTTCACGGCTTCTTGGCCGTATTGTTCCGCCATAAGGCGTGAGAGTTGGTTCACCTCATGCCAATAGATCTTGTTGAACCAACGGTGTTTCTTCCTGTGGCCCGTTCCGGCCAACGAAGGAAGATCTCCGGCGTTGCCGCGTTTGTAGCCACGGCCGACGCCTTCGTCCCAGTAGTAGCCATAGAAGAGGAATGCGAACGTCACCTTGGCTGTGTCGTTGCCGCTTTCCATGCGCAGGAATGGCACAAGCGAGTCGAACGAGTTGATCAGCCGCCCGGTCGATTCGGGGCCGAAGCCAATCTTACCCATCCGCATCACCCATCGTTGAATGGTGATCTCAGCCCATTTCCGCAAGTCCACATAGTTCACTTCCATCGCTGTCAGGATTCAAGGGGATGATATGAGAGGTCGATGTCTTCGGCGAAATGAAGCACAAACTCATAGCCAGTATAATTGGATCCTGCATTGCGGATGCCATAGGGGATGTCGTGCAGGTCCCATTTGTCAACCAATGGTTTGTCATCTTCGTCGAAATGCTTGCCAAGTATAGAGATGATGCGTTCCATTCTTTGCCGGCATTCAACCTGCACCTTCCGGCGGTCTTCGTCGGCGGCCACCATCTCCATCACCCAGATGCTCTGCGATGTCTGCTCGAAACCACCTTGGTGCATACTGAAGTTGCCCACCTCGTTGTGTTCCAGCACTACGCACACCGGCAGTCCTTTCGTTTGGATCAGTTCGATGATGCCATCGTAGCCCGCGGCGCTTTCCAATACCCATTCAGGCTTTTCAAGGCCTTCCACCTCTGGTTTCACGATAATGATTGGATCTATCTGATGTGGATTGACAGCACGAGGGGTGGCGTGAGGGGTGACACTCGCTTGCTCCCTCTTGAACAGGATGGATTGTAAATAATCTAATGTCAGCATGATATCTTGATTTGCGGGCAAAGATACCCTACCCATGCTGTGAGCAAGTGACAAAAAAAAGCCCCGCATTGCTGCGAGGCTTGTTAAGTTCAAAGTAAGTTCAAAGTTACTTCAAAGCTATGTCATAGTCGCTGAGGAGGCTCCTTTTGACAAGGTCGTATAAGGTTTCCAAGTCTTCGACCTTTTTCTTCTCTATGGAGAGATCCACACGGTCGCATGTCTTGAAATTCTTAAACTCGAGCAATGCTATGTTGTAGACGGTAGGGTTGGAATAGACCCAAACCTCAGCGAAATCGCCAGGCTGGCGCTCTTTTTTGTAGAATTTCCTGGTATTGACAAGTTTGCCCTTGGCTTTCTTGATTTCTTTCAGATTGTTCAAGTCCATTTTTCCTGTTTTTAGTGCTGCAAAGATAGTATTTTTTTTATTCCTGTTCGTCCTCAATGATTTGCTGGGTGTGGACGCGGATGGCCTGGATCTGTTCCTCGGTGGCTTTCAGTTCTGCCACCAGTTCACAGAGGCGGGTGGTCCGTTCCAGTCGTGTGAGGGTCTGAGGCTGCTCGGCTGTACGGTCGAAGTTCATCTTCAGACCGGAGAGAGCGATGATGGTGTTCTCTTGGTTGAGGGTGGATAGGAACTCGCATTCGAGGCCGTGGTGGTCGATACCTTTGTAGTTGAACTCACAGCTGCCGTCTTTGGAAAAGCGGAAACTGATCACGCGGCCTTCCACGATGGCCTTTCTCACCTTTTCGGCTTTTAGCCTGGCTTCTTCCTTGAAATTCATGCTGCACCTCCTTTCCTCTTTCCTCCTCCTTGTTGGAGCACCTCACCGTTCTCTATGATTTCCTCCACCTCTTTTTTCAAAGGCTTCAAGTAGCGCAATGCGCCGATGATGGCATAGTTGATAAAGCGCAGTTTATCTTGGTCTTTCTCATCACTTGAATCGATTAGAAGAAGATTGGTGTCGGCCAAGGCTTGACAAAGATCCTCGATGCAATCCGTGATAATCCATGGATTGCGGCCTTCCTTCTCGAAGTCGTCAAACAGCGTATTGAGCGTCTCGCAACTGACATACATCATACTCATAACGCACCTCCTTCCATGGTCAACGAAGTAAGTGCAAGGTTGAAGGCACCGCCAAGTTTCGGGCGCGGGCGCGCCTCGATGCACGAGGGCTTGCGCCATGCGCGCACCTCGGAGCGGGTTTGCAGTTCGGTGTGCGCCTTGGGCTTGCGGATGGTGCATGGCCAGCCCATGCGGTGCGCGAAGTGGCGGTAGAACCGCTCTTCATTGTTGTTCTCGATGGGGATAACCAGGTTGTTGTTTTTGTGGCAATCACGGAAGATTACCAGTGTTCTCGGTGCCGTCTGTCCGGCTGTCTTCTGTGTGTTTTGCATATCGATAACATTTAAGTTTGGGCAACAAAAGAGCGGTCGCCGTTACGCTGCTATCGAGATGACTTCCACCACGAGGGGGCTTTTTCTCACGTAAGGCGACCGCAGAGGTCTTACTCGTAGAGGGCAAAAAAATAAGCCCTCGGTATGTCGTGGGCTGTTTCCGCCGCCCCTGCGTGATGGTCAAAACCATCTCGATAGCGTTGCAAATATACGCCTTATTTCGAAAATACAAGAAAAAAGTGCGATTTTTTCGCACTTTTTTCCATAATTCGGTAAATAATTGCTGATTTTTAGGGGAAAATTTTCGATTATTTCCTCTAATTCCTGAGGATTGTCGGCTGTTTTAGCGTCAGCTTGATGACAACGCCTTGTGGCGTAACTTCAAGCCGGTCGTGCTTCAGTTTGACGTATCCGGCAATGCCGGTGGCCACGGATGCAACGCTCAGCAAACCCGCTCCAACGAGAAGGATCTTCGATGTTTCAGGGTCTTTTGCCGCAATCAAGGTGGAGCCTAATGCGAAAACCGCAGCGCCTCCTGCGGTCCCAACCGAGACCAATTCCATCGACCTGAACGACGCAATCTCGTGTGTTTGGTTGACATAGTCGGCCATCAGTTGCTGCATTGTGAGCGTGTCCACGTTGTAGACATACTCGTAGTGTTGCGCCTTTGCGCATACGCTCGCCATAACGAGGGCGAGGATAAACAGTGCTTTTTTCATTTGATTATGTTTTGGATTGGTGCCGCAAAAATAGATATATGTACCCAAAAACGCAAATTCGGGTACATATCGGTGGCGTCATGTTCAAAAAAAGGCGAAAAAGTAACATAAGGAACGCCTCAATGTTATTTTTTCCCCGAAAAGTAACATAAGCAAAAAAAACCTCCACACCGCATGGCATGGAGGCCAAAAACATAAGCATATGAAAAGAATTACAACTTTCTCAATTGACCTCGATCCAGTCGTTGAGGTCGGCTAGCCTGTCAAGCTCCTTCTCGGCAGCTTCACGGGTGCAACTTTGCAGTCGATAGGTGTCCGGCAGCGTCACCAGAAGCTGCCCTGCCACGGCAGGTGTCAGCGGATAGTTCTCGTCGCGGTCGGTGTTCAGCACCTGCAGACTGAATCCGTTGAGGCATTCACGGACGTAAAACACGTAACGTGGTAGTTCTGAATTGAAGTATCGTTTCATCTCTTTTTTATTTTGAATATAATCAATAGATATAGAAGTAGTGCCGCGGCAGCGACAACGGACACGATCCAAACCGTGCCGTTGTCCTGCCTGGCTTCCGAGGCCGCCTCCTTTCGCTGGGCTACTTGGTCGACTTTTTTTTGTGTGGCCACCGAGTCGGTCGCTGTGATGGACGACCTGTCCTCGCTCCTCTCGGTCGTTATCTCCACACTCTTCACCGCGCCGATGCCGCCAGCAATGCCACCCATGGGGGTAGCATTTCCGACGCCACTGGCGGCAGGCACGGTAGGCTGTGGTAGAAAACAGGAAGAGTCAAGTATAGGTGGGTAGAACTCGATCTTATAGGATGTCCGTTCGGCGATGGAACTCCACAGGCTATCAACTCTGCGGAGCTCCACGCCTATCTCGTCGATGCTTGTGCGTGTCTCGAATCTGCTCGTTTCCAATCCGGCACGGCACCCAACGAGAAGGATAACCAATCCTAAAACAATCATTATGGACAGAAAAGTTCTCATTTGACGTAGTTCGCGATGAAATCCATGATGCCTTGCACGTCAGCACAGGCTTGGGCCTTGTCGGCATAGTCCATCGAGCGGACGATGGGGAACTCATCCACTCCTTCCTGCCGTATGGTGATGGTCACATGAGTCATGACATAAACTCCTTTCTTGCATCAAAGCTCGGGCAGGATTTATTGGCATAGTCGCGATGGCCACTCACTTTCACGATGGTTGGAAAAACAATTTTCAAAGATTTGACGAGTCTACGCATGGCGGCTACCTGAGCATCAGTACGGGTGTCCTTGACATTCCCGTTGGCGTCTCGTCCACCTACATAGCAGATACCGATGGTCTTTGCATTATGGTCCTTAGTATGTGCGCCAACCTGGTCGAGCGGGCGACCTTGCTCGATGGTGCCGTCGATGTCTATGACGTAGTGATAACCTATGTCCTTCCATCCATTGCCTTGCGGCGGTTTAGAGGTATGCCAACGCTTAATGTCTGCAGCTTTGAAGTCTTTGCCTTCCTTCGTATCTGCGCAGTGAATGATGATTTCTTCGATAGGTCTCATTTTTTCCTCCTTTCTTCCTGATCCCTATCGATGGCCGCGATGGAGAGGGCAACGAGGATCTCGGCCACGGTAGCGATGCCAAGCACGACCACCTCGGCGATAAACGCCCAACCGAAACCACGCCAAGCCAAGAGGGCAAGCACTATCAGAGCCACCAATACAATCATTTTAATGAAATAATGTAGTGCCATATATTTATGTTTGTTGGATGTTCTTTTCGTCGCAAAATTGGCAATTGCATATCGCTTTTCAGCGACAATTTCTCGATCCGCATCCGTGCCGCATTTGGGGCAGATGTGCCAATGAAGGTGTGCATCGTATTCTTCGCCGCAAGCTGGGCAAACGAATGGAATCTCGTGGTTCATATCAGCAAGATTGCCAATCCGACCACAATTCCAATCATTGACGCCAAGAGATCTTTCCAAGATGGCACGCCATACTTGATATCGACAATCTCTTTTGATGCGGCAATGAGTGAGGCAAGCAGGAATGCACCTAGCAAAGGCATCCATCCCCTACACGCATGGGTCAGCAACATGCACAGCACCTGAGCGATGATCAGTCCGCAAATGAAATGCAAAAGCTTGTCAGTCTTGATGGCATAAAGCCAAGAAAGAATCTTTTTCATACTAATTATACCATCCAAAAATCCAACTGACGAACATGGCAAGAAAGCCACCGAGGGCAACACCAGCAACCGATGGGAACCAGTACCAAGGTGTCCACGGTTTTTTGGTAACGAGGGCGCGTAAGGCCTCGAACAACGGGAGACCGATACACGCACCAAGGACAAGCACCCCAAGAAGGTACTCAATCTCCTTGTCTCTCCATCCAAAGGCCGCAAATAGTGTGATTGTTACCGCCGCAATGATAAGGCTTACAATGAAAGCGATTGTAGCCTTCGTGGAATCCCCGGGAACTACGGCGTGTTCCTCAAGCCACTGTGCTAATTTCTTCATGATATAATAGTTTTAATGGTTAGGTTTATTCATTTTTCTTACTGCAGCAGCTTCGCGCTTTTGCCGCTCGATCTCGCTGTCCATAGCCGAGAGAACGTCATGCAACCTGGCATTGTCGATCTTCTCATTGTCCTGCGGGCGGCCGTCATTCAGCATCAGGTGAAACTCCTGCAGCTGCTTGAAGGGGTTGTATATGCTCGAAACGCCATCCTTAGGGTCGCTTTTGGCAAACACGTTGGGATAGAGTGGCGCAATCTGCACCATCACCGACTGCCACCAAAGCTTCAGCATGGTGGCCATGACTTGCGACACCGGGCGAGGCTCATCCTGAAGACCTAGTTTCGGCAGGATGATGTCGAAGTGAGCAAGGTCGCGGTCGTCGTCGTAGATGCGGAACTGTGTGTCAGTCTCAAACCAGTCTCCAAAGCTCATGTCGCGCAAAAACCCATCCACCTTCGTTGGGTTTGGTAGGCTGTCGGGTTCTGAGTCGATGATCCAGGCAAAGCGGTCGCAGAAGTCAACGATTTCGTGCTGCTGCAGCCTGAAGTCAGAGTCATCAGGACCCACAAATTTATCGGTATCGTCGTATCGGCGTATGCCGGTAAGCTCGCACATCAGCACGAACAGCAGCTCCTCGCGGGTCAGCTGCAGCAGCAGCGTCTCCACAATCTTGCGGAATTGGTCGAGCGACAGTTCCGACCAGGTTGCCGGTGCCTTCAGTTCAATCATAGGAAGTTGGCCACTGTGCCGTCGCCAGCGTTGAAGGGCTTGGGCAGTTCATAACGGTCCGATGCGACAAACTCGGCGAAGTCATCCTCATGCTTCAGCATCCATTGGCGCGCTTCAATGGCGAAATGGTCGGCATTGGGGCTGCCGGTCACGAAGCCGAGAGTCGCCATCCTCACCCAACGAAGCACAATCCTCTGGTTGTCGTTGAGGCCTTCGTTGCGATAGAGCAGCAGCAGTGCGTCAATCTCAGCGTTGGAGATATAGTTGGCCACAGGACCACGAAGCGACTCCGACATCTTCGGCTGCAGCTCGTAGAACTCATGCCATTTGGTCATCTGCATCGACGATGGCGCATATTGGCGCACGATGACGGTAGTTGGCATGAAATTGTTGGTCAGGTAGTTGAATTGCTCGGTGAGGCGCCAATCCTCATACGCTACCGTAGTCAGCAGCAACTTCACCAGGCTGTCGCAGTCTGAACGAAGGCGGCTTTGGAGGCTTTGCGCCAGCTTATCGGTTCGCTGTTGCGATGCAGGACTCATGTGGTCATTGTTCTGAACCACGAATCCGGCTTCACTCAACTGCAGATCCATCTCCGAGAGCATTGTCGCATAAGCCAGTTCGCAAATCACACGGCTGACATAGGTGCGAAGCTTCACGTGCGGGTCGGGTGAGCCTTCGGCGATATCGATTTCAAGCAAGTCGGCGATATCCTCACCGATGATATGTTCTGTGACCCACTGTTGGGCACGGTCCAAAAAGTCGGAAATACGGTCGACTTTAGACTTCAGGTTAAACGAGGGCAGGTATTTCACCACCTCTTCGAGAGTTGATACGATCATACTGCAGTGTTTTGGATTTCTTGTTTTCCGCTCTTAGCCTGGTCGAGCGTCACGAAAGTGTATTCGGGCACCGTCAGCACGAAGTCCGACGGCCAATTGTTGATTTTCTTGATGGCGGCGAAGGGACGCAAGGCGCGGTCGATCATCGGCTTCGAGAGTGCTTGCTTCATCAGGAAGATCTCGCGGATGTTCGACCCGCTGAGGCTGTTCGAGTTTTTGCCAGGTGTGGCACCGATGAGAGACGGGTGCACTCCCATGGCGTAGCTCACCACGTTCGCTCCTGTCTCGTAGTCGGTCAAGTACTCGCCCTCCTGAACGTTGTTGTCCACCTTCTCGATGGTGAAGTACTTCTCTACCGTCGAACCGTTGCCCGACGGCACAAGCTTGGCCAGCGAAGCTAGAGCCTTGCCTGCGTTGTCCTCGCCGGTCAGCGTGTCGTTGATTTCCTTGATGAGTTTATCCTTTAGCTGTGTTACGGCCTTTTGGTCGTTGATGTCGATGCCTTCTTGGGCGGCTTTTTCATCAAGATAGGTTGGCGAGATGTAGATAATGTGCTTCACGCCCAGGTTATGCTTCAGGATGGCCTTCTTCAATGCGGGGATGCTGGCCAGGTGGTCATACCATCCGGAGCGGAAGATGGAGTACCAGGCAGGATATGAGTAGTAAGGCCTGCCGGGGCTGGCCATATAGATGGGATAGACCAATCTGTCTTCAGGCTTTTTTGCACCGAGGTGGCTCATGATGTCGAGCACGTCGTCAAATTCATTCACCACATACGACTCTTCGATGTTCGATTCACTCGGGTTGTCGTCCCACTTCGAGCTGTAGAGATGTGAAATGATCTCACCTTTCTCATCGATACGCCAGCGGCTGAACATCGCTTCACGGTGGATGATGCTGTAGATCGACTTATGGTCCTTCGAGGCAAGCAGCAAAGGGAAAGCGTTGGCGAAGTGGCTCAGGTCGGTCAGCACCTCCTGATAATACATGGAGATATCACAGCGTTGGCACCAATCGAACACTTCACCGGCATGGATGTCGAGGCGGTCAACCACCTTGCCGCCGATGAGGTTGCCTTTTTTGTCGCGCACCTGTTCTTTGGGGTCTTCGCTATAAATAAGCTTCTGCAGCTTCGGACCCAGGCCGTAGCACACCTGCCAGTTGAACTGGGCATTGGCGCCCACAACCTCCACACGGTCAATTTTGTCTTGCACATGCTGAGGCAGCAGGTTGGACACACCCCAAGGAGCAACGCTATATTTCCCAATTGGCACGGGCTGCAGGTGCTTCTCATCCATGAATACAGCCGCCTTGTTGGGCATCATAAGGACGGCTTGTGCCTCGCGGGCATACAGCACGTCGTCCATGAGATACACCAGGCCGTTGTTGCTCTCGTCCTGCTTCTTTAATTTCTTACTCATATATAGACCTCCTCTCCGTTGAATTCGATGATGCTGTCGATGTTCACAGTGCGCACCTCACCGGAAGGGAGACACACAATGTTGAAGCGGCGGCCTTTGGAATACATGCCGTCTTTGGGGCCGAAGGAGTCATCCTCGTTCTTATTGCACAGTTCGGCATCAGGAACAAAGATCTTCCGGCCGTCTTCAGCCACCCAAGTAATGGAAAACCTTTTCTGGAGTTGCACCAGTTCAAAGATTTTCGAGTTGTGGATTCTGCTCATAATATCAAGAATTTGAGGCAAAAGTAATTCCCTCGTTTCGGGCTCGGGTGACAAAAAAAATCGCCGCCTTGCCAGGTGTAAGCCGCCGCAAGGCGGCGATTTTTTTATATGGGTCAGCCTCCAAACTTAAAAAGTCCAATTGGCTGACCCATAGGCGTTTTTCCCTTCCGCTTTTTTCAAAAAGCGGAATTTCGTCTGAAAAGACCCGCGCGCCGCCCTCTCGGAATTTGGGCAATTGCGCCTTGTTTTTTGCGAAATATGCACAAGGCATTTGCAGGGATGGGGGTCGGTGGGTGCGGCTTTGAGTGGCGGCGGCTCGTTCGCCGCCGTCACTCGTTCGCGCTTTAGTAGTTGATTTCTCCGTTGTCGCGGAATGAATAATAACGACCTGCACCTATTATTATATGGTCGTGGAAATGGATGTCCATCAGCTTGCAGGCGGCCACCAATTTTTGAGTGAGTAGTCGGTCGTCTTGGCTCGGTCGCGGGTTTCCGCTTGGGTGGTTGTGGCTCAAGATTATTGACGTGGCCATGCAGCCAAGCGCGCCCATCATCACGAGGCGAGGGTCTACTATTACATTGGTCATCCCTCCGTCGCTTAGCCTCATAAAGCCTTTGAGCCTATTGTCTTGGTTTAGATAGAGCACGATGGCGGTCTCGTAAATCGTTGTCGTGTCTTGGTCGTAGGCTGCGAGTAGTTCCTCGTATGCCGTGCGGCTGTCCTTAATTTGTTTTGCTTCTCTCAATGTGGGTTTGCTTTTGAGTGTGTACTCTTTTACAAATTGCTGTTTCATTGTGTTGGGGTTTTAAATGTTAGGGTATAATCTTATAAGGTCTTTTCGTTGTTGGCTATTGGTGGCGGCTGCATAGGCGAACACGATGCCACCTCCAAGGGCGCGGACTGCTGCGGTGGCGGTTGTTCCAGTGGCCACAACATTGTCAATTATCAAAATCCGTTTATCGGTTGGTGTCGGCTCGGTGGTGTAAAATCCCAATTTCCCGGGTAGGATGTGCCGGCCTTGTTTCTTCAATGTGTAGAGGGTTTCGCGTTCGCTACCTCTCAGGATGTCGCGCACCTCGGCGGCGGTTGTCTTTGCAATCATTCGGCAAAGTTCGAGCGTATAAGTAGCGCGCCCCGTGTGGCTCGGCATGGGAACAAGTACCGCGTTTGTTGGGATGTACTGCACCATTTCGGCGGCCGCTTTCCAGATTGCCCATTTATCGCCGTTCTTCATCGCGTGGGCGGTCTCACATCGACCGCCCTGCCTATAGTTGCCCGTTGCAAAGTATCGCGTTTGCATGGCTTAACCCTCCAAAATTTGGGTTCTCGCCTTGCGGCTCGTCAATACCTTAATCATTGCCACGGCTTCAATGCTCGTTGTTGTCAATTCGGCAAAGTGCAGGCAATTGAAAGCGCCAAAGCAAAATGCCAAATAAATGGCGCATTGTTCGGGCTTGGTAAAGGCAAATTTCATATTGATTTGCTCCGACTCGCTTACAGTCGTGGCGTGGCTGAAAGCCTTGTCAATGCCTTTATAGGTGTCATTGTCGTGGCTGCCGCACTCGTTGTCCCACCTGTTCCACATATAAAACAGGCATTCGCAAACCTTATCCACATAGGCGCGGATTTGTTTGTCGTTCATCTTCACTTCTTGCACTTTTGTCGTGCCGTCCTTTAATACATTTATCTTTTTCATATTGAGTTGATTTTGAGATTTATTCTTTCGGGCTTGATCCGGTAACTTTTTTAATTTTAATTCGTTCACTTTCAGCATTTTTTTTAAATTCATTCCCCCAGGAATCACCGTATAACTTTTGCTGCGTGAAGAGAGTAGGCTGTGGCAAGTCAAGGACGGCTCGAAAAATACTACCCGCAGGTGTGGAGATTTTTCAGGGAGCCGCTCGACTTGTGCCTTGACTTGCAGAGACAGCCGAAACTATCTTTGCAGCAACAAGTGGTACGGAATGATTTCATGGGAGGAATACCGATGGAAAGTGCTGAAACCGTGAACACCGATTGAAAAACCTCGCGAAGCGTTAACAATCGCCGATTAGGCGTCAACAAATAGCGCGAGCCAGGCGGGAGACCGGAGCGGATGAACCGCCCATGTGCGGTAGGAGAAAGACGAAAGTCCAGAAAGTGTCCTTTAGGGCATTGCCATGAAAGCAATGGTCTGACCGACAACATGAACAAAGGCACGACTTCATATTGTCGGGCTGACGATTGCCACGGCAACGCCCGTTAAAAAGGACTCTTTCAAATGGACCTTCGCCTTTCGTGTGCGGTGGGTGATGGAGCGATTCAGGAGTGTAGGGATGTCGCCGTGCGGTGGGAAACAGAAAACCCCGGCAGGATGTCGGCACGACTTCCTGACGGGGTTTTCTTCCGCTTAGGCCTGTACGGTTGGCTGCTCTTGCCGTTCACAGCAAATGCAGACAACCGGCGGCAGCCTGGACAAAGTGTCGGCACGACTCTTTGGTTAGGCTGACGGGCTTTGGAAGCTCAGAGTGTTGAAAGACATAAGTCCATCACCGGGCGAAGCGAAAGGTGTGGGCTATGCCTTCCAACTCTCTGAGCGACTATTATATAGATAACATTATCAAATTAAGCACTATTGAGCGTGCTTAATTTGTCACAATGCTTTTTGCTTTTGGATATGGGGCATCGCGGCACGGGTATAATAACATGCGGCCATAGGCCGCTCCGATTAAGGGCGGGACGCTGAGGAATGTGGGCTGAGGGAAAGTGCCGCGATGCCCCATGGCGACCTTTGCGGCGGCTGCCGGAGGCGCGTCACGACGCAAAGCAAAAGCAAAAAGCAATCATGCCCATCTAAACGTGCCATTATCGTATGGCATCATCAGGCATCCCAAAAGGTTGGTATCGTATGCATCCGTCGCGTCGGTCCTGAGCTCGTAGGGTAACGAGGAATCTGTTTCCAAGGATTTCTCGGCAGATTTATCTTTTCGGAATCCCTTTTCGCCGATCTTCACGGCGGCCAACTGAATTGCCTGGATCAATTCGGGGTTATTGTCTCGGTTGATTACTGCCACCAGTCTTTCCTGCCCGGTGAAAGAGTTGTTGATGATGAGGTGCTTTCGATCGTGGGCCATTGGATTGCCCATGTAAACAGGCTTCACCTTCCACCCTGCCAGGCGAAACTCTTCCACAACGATATCGTAGGCAGTGTGACCGGTCTCAACATAGTTAGTCGCCTTTGCCGTTGAGTCGTAGTAATAAACCACAGTCTTATCGTGCTGTGGTGCATAATACTCGATGAACTTGGCAATACACTCTTTCAGTCGGTTGTTATACTTGGTATAGAAAGACTTCAAGGTCTTGTGCATCTTGCCTTGAATCTGAGCGGCGACCAACCAGGTTATCTGGGCATTGTAGTCGAACGCTATGGCTATTGGTTTGTCGCGCTGCAGGTCGGTATCGAGCAGACAGTCGTAGTTCTGGCTACGGTAGTCGTTAAGCTTGGAATTGTCGTTGGCCAGGTATGTGTTTACTTTGATCGTGAAGTTTTGGTAGAACTTTCCTTCGACCTCCGTCACTCGCTTGCAGAGGATAGAGGTTTGGAATACCAGGGGCGTAAGGTCGCGCTTGCAGCGTTTCACGTAGTCGAGACCGACAACAGCTATATTGTCCTTGATCGAGCGCTGCACATAGTAGAAAGCATTGTTTCTTAAGATATTGATTCTTGCATTGATATAAGCCAACTCCCTTTGTGTGTAAGTTGTTTGTGGAGCCATTAGCAGCTGCTGGCGTCGTTTCTCCATCTTGATGATCAACTCACACAGTTCTTTGTCACATTCCTTTTCGTACTTGAACAGCCAGGAGCCTTCCTTGCCGGCAGGAAGGTCGCTGAAGTAATGGACTCCCCAAAGATGGGGAAACTTTGCTGGGTCGTTGAAGTACCTGGATGAACCACCCAGTGCTGGTAGCAGCTCGTTGGAAAGCTTCTCAGGGTCGATGCCTTTGGCCTCATCGCAGACCATCCAATGCACAGTAAGTGAGTTTGCGGACATCACCACCTCTTGTGAGACGATGATCATGATGGTTCCGTTCGCGAACCACACCACGTCTTTCAGATCGTGTGGGACGAAAATCGGCTTTTTGAATCCGAGCCGTTTGTCGGGTGCGTGGCCAATGACATAATGAATATCGCGATGCCATCCGAAATCCTCCAAAGCCATGAGCGCAGACGGCAGCGTCCGGCTGTGAGCCTGACGGAAAGAGTTGGCGTAGTACACACCTGTGCTGCCAGGCATCTCCAACACATTTTCACGGATACGGAGAGCAACCGTGTAGGACTTGCCCCATCGACGAGCTGCGAAGTTGACTGAATTCTTTGCCGAACACTGGATATAGCGTTGCTGGCCAATATGCAGGTAGGTCTTATTCATTTTCGGTCACCTCCTCGAATTCGGCATCCTCATCCATGAACTTCTGCATGTATTTGTCAGCCTTTTCCTTATCCTTCTTCGTGAACTTCACTCCGATGGCCTCGGGGTCGTAGGTGATTTGGACCGTGTCGATGGTCAGGTATTTCTGAGCGTCGAGGATCTCGCCTTCGTCCTGGTCGAGACGGAACAGGAAACCGAGGGTCTTGGCTTGCTTTCGAAGCTCGGCGGCCAATGGGAAATTACGAGCCTTGGCTGCAGCATAGGCTTCCTCCATCAGTGCTTCAGCCTTAATTTTCATCCAGTTCTTGTGCGCTGTTGGCACATCACCAAGCAGCTGTGACGTCAAGGCGATGATATTGTAGGCTTGGCTTGTCGTTATCTTATAGGTGTCGACCAACCTACGACGTACATCTTTTCTGCTTATCCATGGGTTTTCGATCTGCATAGCGTAGCAGTCACGCACTTGTATAATGAGTGTCTGCGACGATTGAGGCAGTTCTTTGAAACCTTCCACGCCATCGGGCAGGTGTTTACGGAGGAGGTCTAGAGAATCTTCACGCATTTTCGCTGTTGTTTTGTTCTGCGAGGTGCATCAGCATCTCTTTGATTGCGTCGGGTGAGCCGCTTTCAGCGTAGCGGCGGATATCGTATCTGAGTTGGATCTTCGTCTTCTGCTTGCCGCGATTGTAGGCGATTGACAACTCATTTTCTGGGTGAAGCTTTATGAGTGTTGCCAGTTCATCAGGATCCATCCCAATGAAAAAGGCGATATCATGGACCGTCATAAACAAGGCAGCCAGTTCAAACACTTTCTGGTCTTTATCCAATCCGGAAAGACTGTCGAAGAATTGTTCCGACATCGTCTTTGAGTCGTTGGATTTCTGCGGGTCGGTCAGTGGCGTAGAAGCACTCATTGCGGTAGTTTTGTGTTGCGTTGGCCGAGGTAATTACGGCCACTTCATATTCTTTTCCTTGTGCGATGTAAGCCTTTGCATGGCTGTCGGAAAGGAAGATCTCGTCGGCCACGTTTTGGAGTTGGTTCAGCAGCTGCCGGTGTCGGATCATCACGTCGCGGTCGAGGATGACTGTCACCTTTTCAATCTCCATTTCTTCCTTCAGCTTCATCAGCTGTCGTAGCCATCCGTCTGTGACGCTGTAGGAAATCACCGTTACTTTGGCTCCCTTGCCCACCATGGCCACGATTTGCCTGAGCATGTTCATTGAGTTTTGGCGGGCGACGCGGACGGTGTTGACTTCAATCTTCGCTATTTCCATATATGGAAGCAGCCGAGTGTTGACCCGGCTGCCGATTATTTTAGATGCTGATGCCTCGTTCCTTCAGCCGTTGCAGTGTCTCATCCTTGATGGGAACGCTGTGGCCAAGGAGAGCGGCAGTGCGTTTCTGCACTTCGAGCTTCATTTCGTCGGTCCAGGATTCCTTTTTGAGGGCCTTGGCAATATAGGAGCGGTCGTTGAAGGGGTTGTAGGCCTTTTCTGTGGTCTGTTTCGCCTCTTCTTCGAGACGTGCTTTCTCTTCCTCGAAAAGCTTCCAGCGTTTCTTCAGCGATTCACGATGTTCGAACAACTGCTTGCGCCAGTCGGCACGGCCGGCATCGCTGTTGGCCTCTTTCATCATGGCGTGGCAGTATTGGAGTTCTTTATACTCTTCACTGTTTTTCAGCCAGAGTTCTTTAAGTGTCGGCGGCAGCTTATCGGGGTCGTACTTCTCATGTCGCTGAAGATCCAGGTATGTGACGATATCGCTGTCATCGGCGTCGTCGGTTCCCTGTTTCGGGGAATTTTCGGGAATTTTTGATTCGTTGCCAAAATCTTGTGCGGGTTGCACTTCCACTGGCGTTTTCGGTGTCTCTTCCCTTCCTGGCAGTGGACGCAGGTTGGGAATGTGTGCCAGGCGTGAAAGCTCCGTGTTGAGGTGCTTACGGTCGCGGCGGCACATGATCATGCGGTTGGTGTTGGCGTTGGAGCTGAAACGCAACAAGACGGCCACTCCTTCATCGAAGGAGTAACCGTCATGTTGGTGAAGCCATTCTAATACTGGATTCATAAATGCATTATTAGATTAGCCATTGGACGGGGTGAACTCGTCGGTATCGCAGTTCAAGGTACCGTCGGCGAGGACGATATTACCCTTGTAGATGGGCAGGGCCTTGTAGTCGGGGCACTCGGCCTCGAAGGTCACGCCCTTGCTGGAACCTGCAGCATCGCCAGAGGTGACGTTGGGCGTCACGTCGCAGCGATAGTGCGAGTGTCCGATGATACGATAGTAACCGTCGTGCCAGGCTACGAACACACCATCTCCGTTGACCACGGCATCGGAGAGCACGGCAGCCTCGGGCGTCAGCTTGGGGAAGCGGAAGCTCAGTTTGTTGACGTACATCTTCGAGTCGCGTTCACCGGTGGCTTCGGCTGAGAGAACGCCTTCGCCCTGGGTGTTGTAGATGCGGATCCACTTGGCACCAGACTTCAGCGTGAAACTACCGTCGTAGCCGATGTATTCATCAGCTTCAGTAGCATCCGTGAGGTTGTCGGTGATGGTGGGCCATGCCGTGATTTGGTCGGATGCGATGAAGTACACGTACTTACCGATACCCGAGCCATTAGCCTGGCCAATGGTGAAAGGCACATTGGAGAGTGCCAAAGCGAGGACCATGACTGCTCCTGTTCTAACTATTTTTCTCATTTGTATAAGCGATTAAGGGTTAGACATAGAGGAGCGCGCCCGAAGGCGCGCACCTCGTTAGCGTTTAGGAACCAACCACACCGTTGATCTTGACCGTGAGGTCGATGTCGTCGGTGGCATTGGTCAGGCGCAGTGTGCCGGTCACGGCAGCTGCGCCGCTGAATGTGACAGTGAGCGTTGCTCCTCCTTCGGCGTTGGCTTCTTCAGCCGTGATAGTGTCGTCACTGACAGTCAAGCCAGCACCACTGATGGTGACAGCGGTCGAGCTGGTCAGGTTATAACCTTGGAAGATCACTTCGGCGGTCTTCGACACGTTGGCCGTCGTGGTGATGGTCACTTCCTCATCGCTGACGGTGGCATACACCGAGTCGTCGTTGATGTTGTAGGAGGCGGTCATCAGGAAGCGAGCGTCGACGCTGGTGAAGTTGACACCCATCCAGCAGTCGGTGAACATGGCAACGACCTTCGGGTTGCCGGGATTGAACAGGCGGAACTCGCCAGTGGCTTCTTCGCCCGTGCCAATGCCGTCCAAACCGACGCGCATGTTCTTCTTGCCATCGGTGATGATGACGTAGCCCATGCCGGCCATGCCTTCGCAACTCACGAGGCGGCACTTCTTGTCAGTACCGATGAGGTACTCCTGGGAAGCGTCGGTGGTGGCGTTTGCGTTGTTGAAGTTCTGATCCTGGTACCACTGGGTGTACATCAGTTTGATCATCTCTTCGACGAACATTTCGGCCTTCTTGATGCGGTTGTTGCGCTTGTTCCAGGCGAGTTGCAGCTTCACGCCAGCGTTGTAGCGGTTGATACCGCCCAGCTGCATGTAGTTGCCCTTGTTGAGAGCGATGGCACCAGCGGTCTTCTCTTGCTCGATGATGGTCTTGAAGCCATCGAAGTTGCAGAGGTTGGTGGTGTCGTCGGGGTCGTACTCACCTTGCCAGATGCACTCGTTGAGGCCTTCCGAAAGGGCAGCCATCTTGGCCACGGCGATGTCGCGGACCATAGTCTGAGTGATCATCGGGATTTTGTCGGTCGGCTTGCTGTAGATGGTCTTCAGCAGCGGCTCAGGGTCAAACTCGGCTTCATACTGGAGGTGTTTGGTCTCCAAGGTGCGAGCTTTGATTTCGGCAACTCCGTCAGGATTCCAAGCGGTCTTGTAGGGCTTGTAGTTGCCACTTTCGTCGATGTAGCCCTCAACTTCCTTGCCGCGCAGACCGTTGATGACGGTCATGTGCTTCACGGTGTCGTTGATCAACACACGAGGCATGGCAAGAGCTTCTTTACGATATCTGGTGCCGGACTCGGCGAGGGCTTCGCAGATTTGAATTTGTGATGCAGGCATTTTACAATGAATTAAAGGTTAGTGAATTCAGTTACTTACCCATGCGTTTAAGCAGGTCGTTGCAATAATCCTCGGGATCGTCGGCATATGCGAGGTTGTCGGTGATGTGGTCCCCATTGTGCGCTGCTGAAGCAGGCGGCAGGGGTCGTTTGTTCAGCTCCTCGATGGTGGCTTTGAGGCTGGCGATTTCGGTCGTCTTGGCCTCGTTGTCACTTTGGAGGTTAGCGTTCTCGGTCTTCAGCTGGCTGATTTCGGCCGCCTGGTCGCTGATGGTCTGGCTGTTGTTTTGGTTCAGGGCCTTCTCGTTGGCGATGGCAGTGTCGATGTCGGTCAGCTGCTCTTTGTTCAGGCTCACGCATTCATCAACCATTTCGAGGTTGGCGCATGAGGGAACAGCTTGCAGGTTTTCCAGTCCTTCCATTTTTGTGATATTGAGATTTGACAGTTCAACAACTTTTGCCACGGCAGCGTCGAAATTGCCGATTGAGTCGATAAGAGTGCCAAGGGCTTCCTTGGCTTGATAGGTGCGGCCTTTCAGCTGCTCATCCGTCACATTGGGACGGTTGGCGCGGATGCCGGCCTTGAATTTTTCGTTAGTCGGGTTGAGGATGCGTTCCTTGATCAGCTTGAAATCGCCGTCAAGGGCACTCTCAAACTCTTCGTTTTTAAAGTCAGAGCCATCGGCATAGATGCGGAGATGCACCATGCCATCGGCTTCTTTGGCTTCTTTCGGGTAGTCTGCGATTTGGATCATCGTCCCGATGCAGCCGACTCTGTTGGTTTCGCGGTTGGCCATGATGTGGGTGCAATAGCTACCGGCATACATGGCAGCGCTGCACATGTAGCCATCGACGAAGGCAAGCACAGGCTTTTGGCAAGCCTGGATGGCTTCGGCGAGATCGGGCACACTGTCGGCAGTGCCACCACCGCTATCGATTCGGAGTATATGACCAATGACTTCCTCTTTGGCATCAGCTTCGCGAAGCATCGTGGCGATGGTTCGGGTGCCGATCATTCCGCATCCGGCATCGTCGCGAAGCATGGTGCCTTCGAGATGGATCAGGTTGACTTTACGTCCGGCAGGGACGTGTTGAGACTGCTTGTGAGTGATGAAGGCCTGCGAGTTCTCGCCCTCTGGCGCAAACTCCAAGCCCATCAGCAGCCCATAAAGCACCTGACGGTTGGCAGCAGCCGTCTGTGGCTCAATGAGCCAAGGCTGCTGGAATATGGCGTTGAAAAGAGAAATGCGCATAGGATTTTGCAATTAGTGGTGCAAAAGTATCCCATGCGCATTGGCGTGCGGTGACTATACAATTATCGCAACAGGCTTGTTTTCGACTGGTAATTGACCTGTATCGACACCTCCCTGGTGTCCATCGATTGATATCTGTTTGAGATCACAAGGTAGGCAGGATAGGATTTTGAGCCTATCGTGTATCTCTTTCCATCGACGGCGATGGCGTACACCACGACCGGTCGACCTGCATACTTTTTCGCCAGTTCCGTGTCCTCCTCTTTCCTGACCACAAAAGGAAGCGAAACCTCGTAGTGCGGTCCCGAATCGTCAATCACCAGTTCTTCCGTTAGGTCGGTCGCGGTTTGGTCAATGCTCTTGAACCAGTGTGAGCCGTCAATATATACGACGGGGATATCCCTTTGGGCTTGCTCCTGTTCCTGCTGGACCCATTGGTCGTTGACCTCGTTTTGCTCCTTGAAGCCAATTTTGTAGATGCCAATCTTATTCATTTTGGTGACGATTTAATGACTAAAAATTCTTTTTTCGGCTCGTTTTTTCCGTGACGGAATAATGACTAAAAATGTTAGTATACCATTGGCGAGACTCGGTTCTCCTCGGTTTTGTCGACGTGTCGCCACCAGTCGCGGGTCATGCTGCTGATCATTGTCTCGGTGTAGTCGATATGGTATTGGTTGAGGAAGGCGCAGACGCCCTGCTTGACCTTTAGGCGGGCATCTTCGTCCTTCGTCTCGTGCTGGCCTTCGATGTAGCCGTCCATAAAGGTGTGGAACGCTTTCCTGAAGTTGGTTTCAAAGAACTGTTTCACCTTCTTGTGGCCTTTTGAGGAGAGCCTGTTTCGCCAAAGCGTGTTGCAATAATACACCTTATGCGTCGAATGGCAGTACACTTTTTCATCCCGCTTCAGAGGGAGCTCTATCATCACGGTCTCTTCCTCCGGGAATTGTTCCTCCTCGGTCTTCGGCTGAAGCTCCAGATATGGAATCATGAGGTAGACCAGTACGGATCCGTGAGTCGGATGCACCACGCCATCCTGATATGAGTCCTGGAGCCATTGCTTCAGTTTTTTGCCCACATGGGCTTTCACATACATGCCTTCCATAGTGTTTCCTCCTTTCAATCTGTCTCAATATGCATTAATTTGACAAAATGACAATGCAATTTGACAAAGTTGATTTTCAGTAATTTGCACTTGTCTGTCATTGATTTGTCACTTTTGCACCGATTTTCGCGTTTTTCGTAATTCATTGATTTTCAGTTTTGTCACTTTTGTCAAATCTTTTGTCACATTAATTCTGCCGTTTTCAGATTTGACAAAAAATTTGACAAAATTTTGTCGTTGATTTTCAGTTAGTTGTATTTCTATTTGTCATATTGTCAAATTGTCATTTTGTTTCTCGAACTGCTCTTAAAAAAGGTAATTAATAAAAAGGGCAAAAAAAAGAGGTCACCATGGGGCCGCCTCTTCCTTGGCCGCTTTGTTCTCGATATAGAAGCCACCATAACGCTGTTGGCCTGTGGTCTCGAACAGGTTCAGCTTGCCGCGCTTGCGCTCGGTGTCGGACCGGCTCTGCATGAACCACTCAGGGTTGTAGGCATAGCCGCGAATCTCGCACCATCCGATGACCTTCTTGGTGAACGTCTTCTTCTTCGCCCAGCTTTCCTCCTTTCGTGACAGGGCTGCCTTGTATGCCAGGTAGCACACTTCATCGTCGAGGATCTGGTTGAACTTGTCGTCGAAGTAGTCGTCGGCCCAGTCGAGGAAGTCGAGACCGATCTGCGCTTTCCGGATACGTGCGTTGATGTCGGGCATGTCGGGCTCGATGAGGCCATAACGCATGTAGGCCACCACGCACTGCAGCATGAAGTTGTAGAACAGGTTCCAGTCGTGGTCGTCGTATTGCTTCAGCAGGTCGCGGCCGAACTCCGTCCTGGGCGAACGTTCTTTCAGTCCGGATTCGGAGTTGGCACTGTGGTAGTAGTCGCTGAAGCTCACAAACTGGATGCGTCGGCGAAGCGAGTCGTCGAAACGCTTGATGGCGTGGTTGGAAGTGAAGGCGAACTTCGGAGCCTTGTCGAAGGGGATGACGAACTCGGATGTGTTTTTCGGGTTGATCACCAGGTCGCCGGTGATATCGGGAAGGAATCTGTTGAGGTCGATCTTCGAGTTCAGGTCATCGATGTGGATGATATCGGTGTCGTAGTCGATGCGTTGGAAGACGAACTGCCAGTTGTTGTCCTTCATGTTCTGGCCATTGAGGAACTCGCGCTTGCGCACTTCCTTCAGCGAGTCGATAAAGAACGACTTACCGGTACCGCCTTTGTGGTTGCCTTCGTCCTCTTCGAGGATGTTGGTCTCCATACAATAGACAGCCTTGGCCGAACCTCTCACCTTATACTTACAGAGGAGATATCCGATGCTTGTCACCTTGTTGAGGAAGTTCTTCTCGATGGAGCGTTGCTCCTGCTCGGTCAGCTCGGCACCATTGCGGCGCGCTTCCTCTTCCTCACGCCAATACTTGTTGCCTGTGTTCCAGACGTAGCGGATATAGTCGAAGTCGGCCACATCGCCCACACTATACATATCATTGGCATTTGTCAAATTGTCCATTTCCTTCAGAATGACGGTGTAATTGGGGGTTTGGGGGTCGGCCTTGGCAAGGAGTTCGAGAGCCCAAGCGTAATTCTGTGTATAGCTGACCTTAAACAAATCCCCTACCGGGCTGAAGTCGCGTGGTATCACTTTGTGCTGCAGCACGAAGAACGGCGACTTGGTGGCATCCACCTTTTCAATACCATCCTTCGTTACCTTGAATATGCCATTCCGGAAGAAGAAATACTCCGACGATTCGGTGAACGCGCTAAAGTCGGGATGGATGTCGTCCAGGTTCTTCAGAGAGTCGAGGCTTATCTGCTTGGAGCGGTGGATGGTGTTCTCCAGCTGCACTGAATAATACTCCGGACGTTCCATCAGGAAGTTGATCAGGAAGCGCCTGCAGGTCGACGCCATGTCCGACTCGGGAATTTCCTCCACCACGTTGTCGGCCACATGGACGAACTTGAAGATGCCCTTCCGGTCGGTTGGCATCTTGTGGAATCCGTTGGCCTGAAGGAACTGGTATAGGTGGGCGTTGCTGATTTCGAGCTTGGGGTTGCCGTTCTTGTCGGTGGTCTCCATCCAAAACTTCAGGGGCTTGGCCAGCTTAACCAGGCTGTATCGGAATTCCTTGTAGGGATCGATTTGCCCACGCTTGTAGTACATGCAGAAGTCCTTGATGTCCTTGCAGGGCTTCTCGTTGCCGTTGTCATCACGCTTGCCTGTTCCGTATTGGCCAAGGTCGGCGGGTAGGTTGATGACCTTGATGTCGAGGTCTTTCAAGGCGAGCTTGTAGGCTCCGGCCTGACCTGTCGCGTCGGCATCGAAGAGGACGTTGAGGTTGATGCAGAGTCGCTTCAGCTTGCTGATGGTGTCGTAGCTGAGGGGTTCGGTCTCTGAGTTTGGCCAGCACACCACGTGGCCGGCATGATGAACGTTGAGTGCGTCGCTGCCGCCACTGCAGATGGTAAGATTCTCCCAGCGTTCGTCCTTCTCGTCGGCCAGCAGCTCTTCCTCTTCGCTTTTCTTGGCCTTCTTGCTGTATTCCACCTTGTGAGGATAGACACCCTTCAAGGCATTCTCCCAGGCTTCGCGGAACATGCGGCAACCAAAGATATAGCCTCGAGGCTTCTTGCCGTAGAACATGAAGCGGTTCTTGCCGAAAGGCGTGTAGATGCGGCCCCATTCGCCGTAGTCGTACATCATGATTGGGAAGTCGTCGGTGGCTTCCACCTTCCAGGAGTATTCGCCCTTGCCCTTGCCCTCCTTGGTGGGCAGGATATAGCCATCAAGGGGGACAAGGAAAAGTTCGTCGCAGTCCTCTTGGGTGATGCAGGGTTTACCGTTTTTGTCCTTGGGGCCCAACACCGCCAGTTCGGCATCGGTGAACTTTCCTGAGGGGCGCTTGATGACGCGCATCTCAGATGTGTAGGCCACCTTCGTCCACAGGCCTTCCTTGCTGTAGGTCTTCTTGGATCCGTCGACGTCGATACAGCAGCGTTGGCAGATGATGGCCACGGCACCTTTGAAGTCGGTGTGCTCGTGTTCCATCACGAAGTTGACCATGTTCTTGGCCTTGTTGTCGGCGCCGCCATGGTCCTTGATATACCATTTTCCGCCCTGGGCGAAAATGCTGGCCGAAGGGTGTGCGTCATCGTCGCGAAGGCTGACCAGGTTCGACGTCTTTCCCGGGTCGAAGGACGGGAAGTAAGACTTGAAAAGGTCGGCGCCGCCGTTGGTTTTATCATACAAGTCGTCAGTCTTGATCATAGTGCTCGGGTTTTACGAGGTGTCCGTCTGAATACCAGATATCGGTTTTGACCAGGTGCTCGGGGTCGTCGACGGGGGCAATCTTGAAATAGAAGTTGCCGATGTGCTCCTCGAGGCCTCGTTCCACGATGACGAGTTCCTTGCCTCGGAATGACTCAACCGGGAAGGCCTTCGATGCCAGGACAACCTCACCCACTTCGAACGGGATTTGATTGCGGAAGCGTTTCATCCTGCTTTCGGGGGTGACTCTGAGGCGGAACTTGTTGGTCTCGTACACGGCATTGGTGCCGCAGCAGTTTTTGGCTTTCTTGCCGCTGCCGCAAGGACACGGATCGTTGCGGCCAACACGTTTGTCGGTGCGATGAATGGTGGGTGATTCGGAGTCAACGCCGGCCTCGATGATGGTGTAAGGCATGTGGCCAGTGGATTTAATTAGTAGTTCTCTTTTCCTTTTCATGGCTACGTGGTTTGTATAGTTTGAAAAATTGATAGACTTCTTCCTTGAAGTCCTTGCACTTCTGGAAATATCGTTCGCGGTTGTCGTAGTATTGGGCTCGTTCCAGGTCTGTCATGACTTAACGGATTGGCGGTGTTGGTTGGTAGGGTTTTTTGTTCGACGCTTCAATCTCGGCCATGATGTCGTCCATTTCGGAGTGGAAGCGGATCTGATGTTTCTTGCAGGGCTGCCCGTTGGTGAGGTTGTGATAGAAAGTGTTGTATTTGACCCCGATGGCCTTGGCCGCCTCGGATGCGGATGCAAAGGTCTTCCATCCGGTTTCAAACTTGACGTCAACTTTCTTGCGTTTTGGCCGACCTTTGGCCTTGGGCTTCGGTGCCGGCATTGTTGGAACAATCTCCTGTTCGGCTTGGTGCCAAGCGTCTTCCAACCCAGCCAAAGCTGACTTTACGCTTTCGGCATCTTCTCCGTTTACCGCATCTTCAAGAGTGTTTTCGCAAGCGACAATATATTGCTTGCCTTTTTCCGTGAGTTTGTCTTCCATCAGTTGTCGTTTCTCTTCGGACTCGAAGAAACGGCGGGCTCCAGCCGAGAAGATGGCATCGTCTTCGGGTGTGTCGGGCGATATCGTCTCATCCGGGGTTGGATAGGGCTTCGGTTCTGGCATTTCATCGTCCGTGTTGATGATGACACCTGGATCGATGGAATGCGTTACGTCAGTGGTTACTTCGGTTTTGAAGTGGTCGATCAGCGTGATGACCTCTTCGGCAGTGATGTCTATTTGGCATTCGGGATAGGTGATTATCATAATGAGTTGTTTTTGTTTGTGAATAATATGCAAGCCGGTTGGTCGACGCGGACGCGGAGATAGCCGCTCTTGGTTCGGCCGCTTTTATGGGCATGGCAAACCGACAGGCGGCTTTGGCCTTGCCTAATCGTTTGGCGGTTGCCGCAACGGCGGCAGGTGTTGCCCTGCATGATGCTGCGCACTTCGGGGTCGGTGTATTCCTCGATGTCGAACAAGGTGTTTTCCATGGCAGTTTTGAGTTGTTCAGTTAGTAGGTAGGATGTATGAATGACGACCTCGTTGTTTGTAGTTCTCCGCTGAGAACTGTCTTTCTATGATGTAGATGGCGTTGGCTTTGAGTTTCAGGCAGGCACGATTCACCCATTTGGTGCAGGGATAGCCGTCCTTTGGCCCAAATCCGACAGTTTGTTTGAATGCGAAGCCGTTTTCCGTCTCTACGCGTTCCATTGGGAGTCTGAAGAAGCCTACATGGCGGAGGGCTTTCTTCAGCTTGCGGGGCACTTTGACGGATCGCTTCATTACGCGCTTGAAATCACGTGTGGCTTTTTTCGACATCTTGAACGTGACGGTGTTTGTGAAAACCTTTGGCTCTTCCGACTCGTTCACGAATGCTTCAGCGCCTTCGATGTTATCTGTTGGCCATGGTTTGGGGTCGATTATTTGGTCTTTTGAAATCAGTAAGCCTTGGACTTTGCCAGGCTGGTAGTTGATTGGGAATTTTGTGGGCATGGTTTATTCTCCTTATCTCATCATTAGCAATAATTGGCCAAGTGGGCCAAGTTGTTCTACTATTTTCTTCTCCATGTTCTCGACGTACTTTGCCCATTGGTCGTCGGCCTTGACGATGCGGACGGTGTGGATGGAGTATTGCTGCAGGCACCATTCCGTGCGCCATATCGTGGCAGTATCTTCCAACGGCCATTTGTCGCGTTCGGGGTCGCGGTAGCATCCCCTCGCCTTTGTGAGCATTTGGTCGGGGATGTCGAAGGTGACGCACCAATCGGTGCTGACGATCGTCGACAGCCAATGTATGACCTGGTCTGGCTCTTCGGTGAAGAAACAGAATCCAACCGATGTCGACCTTTGGCAGCGTGATTCGTCGTGTTGGTCAGCGTGGTGCCAGTCAGCAGGCTTTTGTATTCCTTGTCGGACATAAAGCGGTGTACTATCATTTCTTTGTCAGGTTGAAGGTTTCATTGTTTTTCTCTTTTGAAGTGTTCGATTACTTTTTCTTGGAAGTCTTCGTCGTTGGGGCAGGCTCCGTATTGTTCGCAGGGGTAGTCGTTGACGGCTTCACATTCTACGCAGTGGATCATTGGGTGGTTCCTTTCACAAGTTCAAATGTGTAGGCGAACACCCATGGGTTGCGGTTCCAAGTGCCTTTGCCGCTCACCTTATCGATGAGGCGAGCAAATGCCACTATTTCTGTAGGATAACCTTTTATATTTCCATAATAGCACCCATCTTCGTTTCCTTCAAAAGTATATACATGATTGCCTGTTGGATATAGTTTTGGCGTTATCATATCTATAATTCCTTCTTTCAGGCAATCTGCTAAACTGATGTCTTGAAGGCGCTCCACCTTTATGTCGGTGATTCGGATGCGGTGTGGCATTAAGTCAGCGCGGACAAACATCTTGTTGTCATAGCCAGCGGAGTCCTCACAAGTATGGTCAAGCCATTCTGGCGCAAGATACCCTTGCTTATTTAGTTCGTGGTATGACTCTGCCACGGCAACAATCTCACCGACTTTGTAGGCACTATTCTCTTCTGATAAAATTGTTCCTTTTATGGTCTGTATGGCTCCGTCGTCATCCAACTCATTCAGCCATTGTAGAAGGTTTACATTTTTCACGATCCTCCGCGTCATGGTCTTTTGCCCATTCAGCACGGCAGCGGTAAGGCCGTACTTGTCATTGAACATGATCTTTTTCATTGCAGGTCTCCTCCTATAATCTGTTTTTCATGTTCTTTGCTTTTCTTTATCTGGTAGAGAAAAGCTTTGATGTTGCTAAACAGGCAGTCGGCATCATCCCTCGTTTCTTCAGCTTTCATGAAAGCGGTTTCTTGCCGTGTTGTCATTTCGCCTCCATCGTGAATATCTCTCCACTTCTCGTAATTCTTTTGGGTACGGATGGCAATCTTTTCTGCCGCTTTCAAGAGCAACTTGCAATCTGATTCATCCAAGCACAAGACCATTTCCCATGGGCTGTCGTTGCGCTGCCTTGATTCTCCTATATAGCTCATTGCTGACCTCCTTTCTTGATAAGTATGACTTTCACTTTGTCGCCTGTTTTTAGTCCATGCGCTTTGACGTAATTGAGATAATTGTTCATCTCACCTACTTCAATGAGAGGCATAATGTCTCCAATTTCGCCTTCGATACCATCCTTCATCAGCTGGCTTTCTTTCCATTCTGCCATTTCACGTGCGCCTCTTTCCAAGCCTTGTTGATAAGCGCACAAATCGGATTCGGAAATAAAGTTGATTGGCTTGTGGGTCCCGATTTCTTCTATTTTTTCTTCGGTGGTCATTTCTCACCTCCTTCCATCAGTTCTGGGTTGTCGTAGATGTTGCCGACGACGATTAGACCTTCATCTATACCATTTTTGTTTGGCATAAGATTCCATATATCCCAGGTGGAAGCAATCCAAATTCTATTTTGCATCCATTTAACAATTCCATTTGTACAATGTCTGCCTTCGCTCCAACAATCAACAATATCTCCTTCGTAGACCTCCTTGCCGTTCTTGTCATACACGCCTATAAACTGGCCGACGGTTTCCTTATCGATAGGCTGCTTGCCGACATCTACGGTGTGTATGTGTGGTGTTGGGCAGTCGATAGTGTGAGGCTCGCCATACACCCATTGCCCTTCGGGGACATACTCTTGCCGTGCAAAGTTTCTCTTTTCGGGCATTTTGACTTTTGCTCTGAATTTGATTTTTCTCATCTTACACCTCCTCAGTTTTTGACTTTTATATCGAGTTCAAGTATATTATTGGGTGAGATTTCAAGACTCATTTGTGCGTATGCAGGCCTTTCAAATAAATCCTTTACGTGATCATAGGCTTCGATGCGGTTCCTCGCTTCAAGAAGAATATCTGAAGCGTCGTCTGGTGCAACAACGAGAACGGTGGAGTTGTCTTTTCGTTCGACGACTATTTGAGCCAATTTGTCCATCACCTCCTGATTGGTGAGGGTTGAGAATTTGGTAGGGTTCATTGTTCACCTCCTTTCCAATATGCCAGCAGCTCGGATTGTAGCTCAATGAGGCGGTCGAGTTTCCCGCATATGCGGATATCCATTGCGCCAAGGTTGACAAGGCATTCTTTAATGTCGTCCAGTTTGGCAGTGTTGTCGATAGAGGCTGGCAATGCCATGGGACTTTCTTCTTTTTGGCCGAAATAGCCGGGGAAGAACTTAGGCAAGGCATATTCCATCCATTCCTCTTCCGTCATGTTGTTGACGGCTTCAAGGTCTTCCTCTTTAGCACGGCTTATTCCGCCCACCATTCGAAGGACCATGGGCAACATGCCAGGCTTGATCTCGCCGTTCGACATGTCGATGAGCGATTTCGCATTCTTATAGAAATTGCGCACTTTGGCGGGTGCATCCTCTCTCTTCGTTCTCATGCCGCACCTCCTTTCATGCGCCATACATACATACATACATACATACATACATACATACATACATACATACATCAGTCGTTTGCTGCTGTGTGTTTTAATGTTGGTGTTCATTGCGGGCCTCCTTCCTTCAGCACAGCTGCTTGCTCGGCAAAGCGGTAGGTTTTTCTAACGGGGTGGATTGTCATAAAGAAGACATATTCGTAATTGCATTCTCTGCCTTCTGGGCAGCAATCCAAACGGCTATTGTCACCTCTTAAGACAAGTCGTTTGGTACGAGGATATGCTTCATTCAGTTCCTCCAGTTTGTGGCGGATTTCCTCTTTCAGTGCATCGAGCGAAATGACGTCGGTAATCAAGCAGTTTTCGAACTTCTTGATGAATTCAATCACCTCTCTGCATTTCCTGTTGGAGGGGCTGTAGGTTTGAGGTTTTTCAATGTAGTACATCATAGCGCACCTCCTATCATAGTGTTCTCGAAATACTCCTTGGGGAAGATCATGGCCATTCCGGATTCGGACACCGTCTGGATCCATTTCACATGTACATAATTCAGGTCGGTTTTCTTGTAGAAAAGCTCGTGGGCTTCCACGCCGGTGACGATGGCGTGGTTGAAGCCAGGCTTGCGCCAGTCCTTCAGGCGTTGAGCCTGTCGGTCTGATAGCTCAATGGGCTTCATCTTGATGTCGCGGAAGCGGACATTGGCCGCTTCGATGCCAAACTGCTGCAGGACGCCTTCGTAGAAGCTGACGAGTCTGCCGCCGCCGCGTCGATGGACGCTGATTTTGTTGTGATTTTCCATATTGATGTGTTTTTAGGGTTGGTTTGAGGGGCAGCGCGGAATCGAACCGCCTGACAGCGTTAATTGGGTGAAAAGTTCGCGTCAGCTCCATTACTGCCCAATTTGACGGGTTTATTGTCCGTCAGAGTTGTTGTCTTTATGGTTATTGAGGATGCCCATCTCGTGAAGGTTTCGTTTCAACACATCCTCTTCCCTGGCCACCTCCATGAACTTTGCTTCCATGATGGCCTCTTTTTGACGGATGGCCTCGTCGCGGTTCTCGTTGATGCGCTTCAGCTGCTGAAGGTATTCTTGCCTGGCCTGTTCGCAGATCTCCTCTGCGTTGGCCTTGATTTGGGCCTTCTTCAGTTGGAAGGCGCGCTTGGCGGCACGGCGTTCCTGTGCCAGTTCCTGCTCGATGACGTTCTGGTTGATCCAGCCTTCTTGTTTCATTTTGTCGTAATCTCTCATGATGTTGTTGTTTTTAGGTTGGTTATAAGTTGGAATGGTTGAAGATCATTCAACGATGATTTCAACCTTGTGTGTCTTCCTGATATACTCGAGGAGGGCTTCCTTCTCGAGCTTGGAAGGTTCGCGGTAGCCAAGGATCCAGGCAAGCACGGTGTCGATAGACTTGCCGCATTGCTCTGCAACGGCGACACGCAGTTTGCTTTTTTCGGTGGTGTCAAGGGAGCTCCAAAACTCCTTCATAGTCGCTTTTTGCATTGTGTTTTGTTTTGCGTTTGTTGTTTTATTTGTTATTTCGCACTGCAAAAGTAAATAAATTATTTACAAGGTCAAGAAAAAATTTACAAAAGTTATCAACAATTTTACGACACAACCGATTCAAAACAAATAAATAACTGTAAATTAGTACATTATGAACGCAAAAGAAATTCATGTAGGAAAGCTCCTGAAAGAAGCTTGTAGTCAAAGTAATTACAAGTACGCTGAAATTGCCGAACTCGCGGGCATTTCGCGTCAAACCCTAAATGGTTGGTTCAAGAAGCCCGACCTTTATGTAAAGGATTTGTTTACAATATCACAGGTCCTCGGTCGTGATTTGGTCGCTTTGTTTACGCAACCGACCGAAGAAGAGCAGCGCACGAAGGTTGTGCTCCAAATCGAGATTGATAAATCGAAGAGCAATGAGGTGCTTCAGTATATCAAAGACAAAAACCTGTATGAGATATTGAAATCAAATACATGATAATCTGAAGAAGCCGCCACAAAATTGACACAAAACCGAAGAAAAGCAGGAAAAACTAAAAACATAAAACACTGAGGCGCAGAGGCGATCTAAAAACGGCAATACGGTAGGTTTGTCACTGGTTCGAGTCCAGTACGTCCCACAAAGCACTGACAACCATTCCGTTGGCAACAACGGAATGGAACAAGTGCCACAGAATTGACACAGGTTTTTTATCGCCTTTCGTCCTCGAGACAAAAGGAGAAAAAAAAATGTCTGACGCGAATTCGAGATTACAGCTAAACTATGTTCCAGCAGTCTTAAGACACCAGCCCTCGCACGGGTGGTCTGTCGAGTATTATGTCCTCGACGGCAACGGCACCATGCGCCGGATGGTCGTCCGCATGAACGCCCTCCGGAAACGGTTCCAACGCACCTCCGACTTCAAGGCGCACTGCAACCAGGTCGTCTGCAGCATCAACGCCAAGCTCGCAGGCGGCTGGACTCCGTTCGGTGAACAGCAGAACACTCGTCTCTTCACCCCTATCGGCTTAGTGATCGACCAATACCTGAAAGAAAAGACCGCCGAGTTGCGGCCCGATTCGGTCATCAACTACAGGTCGTTCTGCAAGGTATTGAGGGAGTGGATTGACGAGGTGTGCCCCAAGGCGCAGTGTTCGGCGTTCAACAAAGTGCTGGCTGTGAG